CCTGTAATAAATAGAATATTCTTACCACCAATTTTCCATTGATCTAAATTATATTCCAAATCTTTAGTGGTAATAATTCCATTCTCAGATAAAGATTCATATTCTTCAAAAAAATCAATATCTGATGATTCATTAACCTTAACAGTCTTTCTAGGATCACCTTCAATAAGAGCATATTTAATATCCATAAATACTTCTATTAATTGCTGAAAGTTGTTATTGGTTAACCTGATATAATTATAGATTCCTTTATCAGTAATCATACGCTCTTTCTCTATAGTACGTTCTCTTGAAGACTTCATTCCTGGAGATAATTTAGTATTAGGATTATCTCCACCATCCTTAACTTCGATAATTAAATTATATGGTACATAATAGAAGTCTGGAATATAAATATGCTTAGCGCCATTATAAGTGTATTCCATGGATGGTCCTGGAGACATAATATCGTCTGATTTAATCTGCATAACAACATCCATGAACTCTAAGCATTTCTTTTCGTAAGTTCCCGTATAACCTACCTTACCGCCATCTGAGAATTGATATTCTCCTGAAATGGATCTATTAGCAAGCATCTTTTCCTGTTGTTCTGGATCATTAAGAATATTATAAGTTCCTCTAACACGAAGCATATTCTTTTTATAATCATCTCTCATCTTCTGCTTGCATTTCGGATCTTTACAAAGAACGTTATATCTACCGGTATCTTCTCTCCACTCCGTAGGTTTACCACATACTCTACATTTGCCACCATCAGTCTTATTAACTGAATTATAAACAATTCTAGTTGAGGTAAACCCATCAGGAATTAACTCCTGATGGGATTTATCTACATGCTTAATCAATGCCGATCTCTCTAATCTAGCATTGCAATATGGGCATTTATATTTCTTAGTAGACATATTCGAACTACCTCCTTTATTAATAAATTACTTTGATGTCTTGGGCAAAAATAAATATAGTAAGAGCATGGTTATTATAACCATGCCCTATTCTTTTATTTAAATTTTATACCGTAAACAGACTCTAATAAATAACTTAAGCATGGATATGGCCAAGCATCTTCTGAAGGTTCTATAAACCAATCAGTATTTATTGTATATAATTCGACTGTTTTCTCTGTAGAAAAATTATAATAATATACTAGCACCTTACCGTTCTTATCTTCAGAAAACAAATATAATAGCATATAAGTATGAAGCATATCTTTTGGTACAAATTTCATTTGGAAATTTTCATTTCTTGCAGCTTCTATTATATCATCTTTTTTATTTATATAATCTCTAGTAGCATATCTAAATCCTTCTTCTGTAGGGTACTGCATACCGTTTCTTATTTCTATCATGCTATCCGGCAATAACATTGGTTCATAAGTTGCAGTAAAGCAATTATGTTTGCTTAGACAATTTAGTTCTATTTGAAATATCATCATTTTATTTGCTTCCCTTCTAAGTTTTCTTTGTATTTTATTTTTCCATTCTTATCATATACATATAAATCGCCATTACGATCTCTTTCAAAATCTATTCCATCTTTACGAAGTCCCGCATCTTTAATTAATGCAGCATCGCAAAATTCTGATTTGGTTTTATCCTGAGCCAATCTAATTAAATTGTAATTATCTGTAAAGAAATCGTAATATAATTTTAATTCTGATTGTTTCATGCCTATCTTTTTAATATCGCCATTATAGTCTAATATTGGTAAACCATCTTTACCATGCTCCTTCCTCATAAATATGCTAATAGTTTCATTGTGTTTCTTACTAATATTTCCGGCATAGGCAGATACTTTCATTCTAGGACCATGCTGATCTGTTTGATTACCAATCATTATCGTTCTAATATTATTATGATTGACTGGCATATTTACTTCATTAGAATATACACTTTCAATCGCTAGCTCCTTATCAATTATTCTCGAATTAATGATTATAGCACCATCATCGCCTTCTTCAGAAATACAATCAAGTATTTCTTGTTCTGTTATAAATTTAGCTTCCTCTGTAATGTAATTAAATATCATAATTTTATACCTCCTTAATTTAATTTTGTTTTGATTCTAAATTATGATCATTTTTATAATATATGATTTAATCATATTTTGCCTTCATGTAAATTTTTACTACTACAACTTTTAAATAATGATGAAGGAGGTATAATCATGCAAGCTCATGTATTATCTGAAAATGCTTTCAAAATGCCAAAAGTATTTGAAAGTTCTGATGCTGCTTACATTCATATTATATATATAATCTATCTAGAACCAGGTAAATTCCAATCTCATCCAACTATGGGAGTTGGAATAAGATCCAAATACCGTTACAATAATGATGAGAATATGCTTCAAGATCTGAAATCTGATATTAAATATCAGATTGAACATTTTTTGCCAGAATTAGAGCCTATAGATATCACTGTAGGTGTATTGAAGAATCATTCTCTTGGAATCATTATAAACACTGGTGATGGAGCTTATACCCTAGAATATGATCAAGATAACGATAATATGAGTGCAGGAGCAACTTATATCTTAGACCAATTATTAAATTAGGAGGAATTAAATTATGGCTAAAGAAATGACCTTGGACGAATTAAGTAGAAATGTGTCCAAAACAACGACCAAAAACAACTCTACACCGGTAGTATCGGCACCACCTCAGAGACCAACAACAGCAAACGCAAATGGCGGGGGAATGAAGCCAATCTCTATGGCTGAATTAAATAGAGATATCGAGGCAGCGCATCCAGAGCAGGCTCAGGCTAAAGCTCAGAGAGAAGATGGTATTACTCCTGAAATTGTTGGAGACGCGTTCTCATCTATGGATGCTGTAATTGAGCAGAAAAAGAAAAACGCAGATGCGATGGTTGAGGCTGTAGCAAACGCAGTAGAAGAAGAGCAGATGGAGAAAGATGCAGGCGCTGATGAAGAAGTTCAGCAGTCTGTACAGAAGAATGATTTCTCAAATCTTGATGATATCGAGAATGAGATTGATAAAGATCTTGCTGATGAAGATTCTGAAGAGCAGACAGCAGAAGAAAAGCATGAAACAGAGAGAGCAGTAATGAGTGTTCCAGATGCACCAAAAATGGAAGCTCCAGTAGAGCAGCCTAAACAGCAGAAGCCTGTTGCTAAGAAACCGGCGCCTAAGAAGGACAATGATTCAGACCTTAGCGAGTTTGATGATCTTTTAAATGAGATCGACAACTCTGATAGCGAATATGACGTTACAGATGATGAGGAGGAAACTCCTGAAGAGCTTCGTGAGAAATTCAAGGCTAATATGGGCTCTATTGTTGCTACAAAGAATCCTATTAACTTTGCCGAATATAAGATTAGCCAGAAACCAATTTCTGCTAGCCGCATTCTTGAGAATGCTCCTGTTTCTAATAAGAAGAGAGCAGACTGGCCTCTGTATTATAGCAAAAGGAATGTTACATTCGAGGAGTGTGATGGACCAGAGCTTGATGCACTTCGTAAGACCATTCGTAACAGCAATGGTGTTAACGGCGTAATTGCTTCATTAAGATTTGTTTACAATCATATCGTTGATGCAAACAAACCTACATTTGAGGCATGGACTAAAATGATCAGAACAGAGGATATTGAGTCTCTGTATTTCGGTCAGTATTTATCTTGCTACTCTGATTCTAACCTTATTGCAAGAACTCATGAGATTGATTCTTGTAAGAAAACATCTCTTATCGATACAGATATCTACTCAATGGTTAAATACGATAATGACGATGTTAAATCAGAGTGCGATAATATCAGAACAATGGATTCTACTACGCCTGCAAGCACTATCCAGGCTACTCCTTTACAGATTTCTGATGATTATGTGCTTACATTCAGACCAGCAACATTGTACAGCACATTTATCCAGTTCTCTACATTAAGACCGGATATTACAGAGAAGCATTCTGATATTCTTAATACTATGGCTTATGTTGAAGGTTTCTATAAGATTGATAGAGAATCTAAGCAGCTTATTCCTATGGCAGTTAAAGAATATCCTAATAATATTAACAAAACCGTACTCTCTAAGCTTAAAGCTTATGTGCAGATCCTTAAAACGCTTACAACTGACCAGTACAATATTCTTGTCGGTAAACTTGCAAATATTATAGAAGATCCTAAGGTTACTTATGTATATCCTGTTGCTACATGTACTGAGTGTGGCGGTGAGATTCCTGAGCAACCTATCGATTCTGTACTTAATTTGCTTTTTACACGAGCTCAGTTGGCCCAGGTCAAGAGTTTATAGGAAAGATAGAAATGCTTTGTACTTACTATAGAGGAAGGTCATCATTCTTAGATATGATGCA